GATAAAGTACAATCAGATTTACCTGATGGAGAAGTTCCATACACGCCTAATGATGCTCCTGCAGATACAGAGCATACAAAACTCATTCATGAATGGCAGAAGTTTAATCATTTTGTGAGGGGTGTTACTAACACCACTAAAATGAGAAAGGAAGTTATGTTCATTCAGCTTCTAGAAGGACTACATGCCTCTGAAGCAGAATTGGTTTGTCTGATGAAAGACAAGCAGATTCATAAGAGATTTAAAATTACTAAAGCAGTAGTGCAAGATGCATTTCCTGAGATAGTCTTCTCATCATAAGGTGGGGGACACAGGAATTGACAGTAAAAATTATTCACAAAAATTGTGACCCAGAACTTGCTAATGATAGGTCATTGCCATATACTGCATACATTGTAAAGTATTATGATGATGACCAATACAATTATGATATTGTCATAGCAAATAAAAAAGTAGATATCTTTGATTACTATTGGGATAAGTATAGAGAAGATCTCATTGATTTTAAACAAACAGAAGGAAGAGTAAATCCCAAAATTTGGGGGGCAACCACTAGCAAAAAGAAAAAATAATATGGGCAAACATTATCTTTTAAATTTGTATGGTTGCTCATTTGTTCTATTGGACAATGAAAGATGTCTTATAGATTTGCTAGAAAATGCAGCAGCTGCTAGTGGAGCTACTGTGGTTCAAACTATTTCTAAAAAATTTGAACCACAAGGAGTTACTGTAATATGCTTATTATCTGAGAGTCACATTAGCATCCACACTTGGCCTGAAGAAGGAAAAGCAGCAGTGGATGTTTACACCTGTGGGGATTGTAACCCCAAGATTGGATGTGATATCATTATCCAACAACTTTATGCCCAAAGCCACACCTTGAGTTACATTGAAAGGTAAATGCTAAATAACCCTATATGGAGACTGCATATGCTCTCTACCCAATATCGTCTGAGATTAGAAGCAATCTGCGAAAAAATTGCTCAGCATCAAGAAGTAAGTTTAGAAGATATGATTTGGGCAGAGAAACTTGCCAAAGTAAACAGAACTGCTGCTACTATTCTTAGACAAGCAAGAAGAAAAGCAGAGAATCCTGATATGCAGGAAGGAGATATGGATGATTTTTTAAATCAACTTGACATTGGTGGAACAGGGAATGAAAGATTTGGTGTCAGTAGATTTAATAATATAGATGAGATTGTAGATTTCTTTACTGATGGAAGAGATAAACCAGAAGACTGGAGACAAAGAGATTAAAACTGTATCAGATTTTACAAAATTGTTCTTATAGATAAAACACGTTCATTTGCTATTTGCAAATAGCAAACGGAAGTAGGGATACCGAAGGAACGCACTTTTACCAAAGTAAAGGAGCAAACCTAATGACAACAGCAACCTATCGTGGTGTTCAATATAATGTTGAAGATCGTAAATTAAATGTTCTTCAATTGATTAAAGAGCAAATTGAAAAAGAGCAAAGACGCAAAGAAGCACAACTTGCATCAATGAAATAATTTCAAGGGGGGATTGACTTCCCCCCTTTTTTTGTGTACAATTAGTTGAGACTATACATTTTTATGGATAGAGAAAAAGTTAGAATGATTGTTAGAAACATGGAACTTCTAGTCCAGTCTCTAAAGCATGAAGTAGAAGGACCACCTATGCACATTTCAACTGAGGAGAATGCTATGGTAACTCCTTATACTGAAGATTATGATGAGGTGTATTGATGAAGTTTCAGGATGCTATAAGACTATCCAAGGTTGCCTTGAAACAACCTTGGTTGTATGATGATAAGGAATTAAAGTACATGAGGAAGGCAAAGAAACTTGCTCAAAAAGCACTGCTACTAAAACATATGAAAGGAGAACAAGATGAGTTCGAAAGTTAAACTGATTTCAGTCACTCCAGATGCAGAAAAAACAATGGCATATATTGCTAGAGTTAGCAATCCTGCGAATCAAGACAATGAAAACTATGCCAAGTTGCTTGCTTATTGCATTAAGCATAATCATTGGTCTGTGTTTGAACAGTCTTCTATGACTCTTGAGATTGAAACCAATCGTGGTATTGCAGCACAAATTCTGCGTCATAGATCCTTCACATATCAAGAATTTTCACAAAGATATGCAGATGCAAATCTTCTAGGAAATATTCCTGTTCCTGATCTGCGTAGACAAGATACAAAGAATAGGCAAAATTCAATTGATGACTTTGGTGACTATGTAAAACTTGGTTTGCAAGGACAAATTGCAGAGCACTTTAAAGCATCATTGAATCTTTATAATACTCTTCTTGAGCATGGTGTTGCAAAAGAGTGTGCAAGATTTGTTCTTCCATTGGCAACTCCAACTAGAATCTATATGACTGGCTCATGTCGTTCATGGATACATTATATCAGTCTTAGATCTGCACATGGTACACAGAAAGAGCATATGGAAATTGCAGAGGCAGCTCGTTGTGTCTTCATTTGCCAGTTCCCTTCTGTTGCAGAAGCACTTGGTTGGGCACCTGAAAATTGTCCAGAATGTGTGGATGCTCCATCCATTACTATTGAATAAATATCCTTATATTCTGATATAATTTATGGCAATTTATCCTATTGTTCATGTTGATACAGGGGAAAAACGAGTAGTGGAAATGAGTGTTCATGACATTACTCAATGGTATAAAGACAACCCAGAGTGGAGAAGAGATTGGTCTGAGGGTTGTGCAAGTCCAGGAGAAGTAGGAGACTGGAGAAATAAACTAGTCTCTAAAAATCCTGGTTGGAATGATGTACTTGCTAAGGCAAGTAAAGCTCCTGGTTCACGTGTAAAGAAAATCTAATGGCAAGAAAAAGAAGAGGCAATGATTTGCAGCCAATTGGAATTGGCATGACTGCAAAACAAATGAAGAGAAGAAAACCAATCAATAATGATCTTCTCTTAGACATTACACCAGTAACTCAAAATCAAACTAAACTGTTTGAAGCATACAACTCAGATAAACATCTGTTTGTTTATGGATGTGCTGGAACTGGTAAAACATTTTGTGCATTATACCTTGCACTTAAAGATGTTCTAAGTGAAATTACTCCATATCAAAAGATTGTGGTAGTAAGATCTTTGGTTGCAACTAGAGAAATTGGATTCCTTCCTGGGGATCATGATGACAAATCTGCACTCTATCAGATTCCATACAAGAACATGGTTAAGTACATGTTTGAGATGCCAACTGATGCAGAGTTTGAAATGCTTTATGGGAATCTAAAGTCACAAGAGACAATTACTTTCTGGAGCACTTCTTTTATCAGAGGAACAACCTTAGATAACTCCATCATCATTGTGGATGAGTGTCAAAACTTGAACTTCCATGAACTTGATAGTATAATTACAAGGGTTGGGGACAATTCAAGAATCATGTTCTGTGGTGATGCCACACAATCAGACCTCACAAAAACAAATGAGCGCAATGGCATTATGGATTTCATGAAGATTATCCAAAGAATGCCAGAGTTTGAATCAATTGAATTTGGTGTTGATGATATTGTAAGATCTGGTCTTGTAAAATCTTATATTGTTAATAAAATGGCAGCTGGTTTTTAATGTTTAATCATGTGAATATTAATCTCCCTCAACTTCAGAGGGAGACTATTGATGGTGTAAGATACTATAAAGTCCCTGATGGAGATGAACTTCTAAAGCTTGTCTCCATCACTTCTGTTACTAGTCATCACAATAGACACATCTTCGAAGACTGGAGAAAAAGAGTAGGAGAAGAGGAAGCAAACAAAATTAACAAGCAAGCAACCAGCAGAGGCACAGATTTGCACAGCATGGTTGAAAATTATCTTCTTAATATTCCTGAACTTCCTGAGAAGTCTCTTATTTCTAAACATCTGTTCAGGATAATTTCTCCTGAACTAAACAAGATAAATAATATCTATGCACTTGAGTCCTCATTATACAGTAAGCAATTAGGAATTGCAGGAACAGTAGACTGTATTGCTGAGTATAATGGTGAACTAGCAATCATTGACTTTAAAACTTCAAAGAAAGCAAAACCAAGGGAGTGGATTGAACATTATTTTGTTCAAGCAGCAGCATATGCTTGCATGTTCTATGAGTTGACCAATATTCCTGTTAAAAAACTTGTCATTTTAATGGCATGTGAAGATGGTGATTGTGTAGTCTATGAGGAGTATGATAAAATGAAATACATCAAACTTCTATCAAACTATATTAAAGATTTTATAGAAACAAAATTAAAGGAATATGGAAAGTAAATTAAAGTCAGCATTAGAATCAAAGTTCTTATGCCAAGCAAAGTTCTCTCAGATCATAGAAGAACTTGTTAAATTAAACAAAGATATGAACTACATTGATGCTATAGTTCATTACTGCGATCAGAATAACATTGAAGTTGATTCTGTTGGAAAACTAATTAGCAAACCACTGAAAGAAAAGATTAAGTGTGATGCAATTAATTTAAATTTTTTAAAGAGAACTTCTAGAGCCAAACTTTTGATATGAC